ATAGCATATATATGTTTCCATCCACTCAAATACGCAATTGCATATGTTGAATTACCATCTATTAATTTGTACTTTCCACTTTCAAGTTTTTGTAATGTAATCGGCTTTCTTTTATTTAATTTACCATAATATGCTAAACCCATTAGTTTTGATGCATTAGTAACACCCTGTTGACGCCTACGAATTGCTTCAATGTCATCAATCAAAACTTTTTCAGCACCTTCTGTTTCTTCAAAATATTTAAATAGATCATCTGGTAAAAGTCTTATTGTCCATTGTTTCCAGTCTTCCTTTTTTAATCTTTCAGCCAATGTTATATCATTCTCATTAAATAATTTATAAAATGAATTATATGGTTCTACTTTAGCATATTCAAGTAAATCATTACTATTAACAGGACTATAACCTTTTCTTCTATTTGAACCTAATGTGATATGTAATCTTTTTTTAAGATTAAATATTATTTCTTCTGTATCCACACTCAAACAAAATAAACCTTCATCTTCTGTTTGAAATAATGAATTAACACTAAAATCAATTTCTTCAAGTAATTCCTTTTTATTTACTTTTGTACAATCTCCTCCATAAAAAATGGTAACATGAAATTTTTTTTGAAGTATTTTATTATCTGGTAAATCTATAATATTATCTTCCCCCATTTTTAATATTTGGTCATTACTTATTTCATATTTTATAATATGATTAAATATTTTTAATCTACCTGTTAGAATAATTTTATTTTCAGATAAATCTCTTTCTATAAAATTACGATAAGTTAAAAATTCCATTAGATCTTTAGCATCATTCAATTTAGACATTTCAATTAACTTTTGTCTATTATTTATAAATTTTTGAATCATACCTTTCATCGCATTTTCTGGAACAACTTTTGGATTAGTATCTTCTTTATTAAGTTTTGATCTTCTTTCAATCATTCTAAATTGTTGAAGCGACTCTTCTTCAAATCCTTCTTCTACAAAATAACGTAAACCATGTGTTGGATAATATATTTTAACTTCACATTTCTTACCAGTATTTTGTTCATACTTTAAAATTATATTAAGATAATTTTTCAAATCACCTAAATTTCCAAATGTATTAGAAACAACAACTGGTAAATTATTATCTTCATTTAATTGTTTTTCAAATTCATGTTGGCAATATTTATGTGCTTTATGTAATAATTTTCTATCAATATTTCCTTGCTTATCATAAAGACCAGGATATTTATCTGCTTCACAATTATTTTCATTAATTTCGCTAGCAAATGTTGACTTGCCTGATCCAGCGGCTCCTGTAACAAAATATACTCTTTTTAAAATATTATCTTCTGTAGTAATACTCGACATGAAAATTTGTTATTAAATATATACCAAAAATTATTCAATTTTTTTATATATAATATTATTTATAATAAATTAAATAATCATTTATTTATGATATTTTTTTAAATCAAACCTTCATATTACTTAATGCTTTTGATAAAAATGAACCACTAGTATTTGATTCAGATTGATGATTTGAACTTACCTTCATTGAATCATCATCTTTATCAACTACTTTAACATTTATTTTAAATAACTTAAAACCAATCATTATTTTTTCATCAGCTTTTAAAGTGATAGGATATGATCTAGTCCATGTCTTAAATTTTACATGAATAACATCATTACTTTTATCTACATTTATAGTACCTAAATATTCATCTTTTTCAAATTTTGACAAATCTAATCTTTGTACACCATCAAGACTTGTAGGTCTTCCAAAACCAGTTCCTCTACCTCCATTTGTAGTAAGTCCTTCTTTATTTCTTTTTCTCCAATCAGTATTACCCGTTGATGTAAATACTCTAACTCCAGGATGACCCTTACCATTACCTGGTATAAATCTTCCTCTTAGTTCAATTTTCTCATTATCTGGAAAGTTTTTAAGATCAAGAGAAATTGAAGCCCAATTGTTTTCATTTTCAAAAGACGCTATAATTTGATTTTTAGAAACATCGACAACATTAGTTGATCCACCTTTTTCCCAATTAGTATCTTTAATATCTATAGGTTTAGAATATGTAGTTCCGTGTAAAGTTATATCAAATTCTAATTCTTTTCTAATATCTAAGAATGTAAAACCTTTTAATTTCTTATTTTTCATTTTCTTCATTATAATTTTACTTACTACAGCTAAATCTTTTTCTGAAGAATCAGGAAATATTTTAGATGTTAATGTAGCAATTACTTTTTCATCATAATTTAAATTTAATGATTCATCATCAAATTTATTGAATTCTGTTATGAAATCTTCTCTTGATTTTTTTACAACATTATCTATAGGTGTACCATCTAAAAGACCAAGAATTGTGTAAAATACAAAAATACGTCCTAATGATTCATCCAACCCTAAACATTTGTTACAATCATGATATGTTCTTGAAACTGATATCATTATTTTACATAGTAATGAATGTACATCTATATTTTTATTTAATGAATGTAGAACAGTCATTGCACTTATTGGTTTTAATATATTTTCAGATGTATTTTTTTCTAATAATAAATTTAATGCTTCTAATTGAAATTTATAACTATCATATTCATATAGTTTATTAAAATACTGTGATACCCAACTAAAAACATTAATTAAATCATCTTGACTTGACTCGGTAGGATTTTCTGCGAAATTCCAAAATGCTGTTGATAATGATGATAATGCTACATGAATTCCATTACCTTCTAACGATCCATCTAGTGTTTGTAATGATCCAAAATTTTTTAAAAACCAATGAAGTTTTATCTCATTTTCTCGATCAAAAAATTCTTGTGGTAATTTCCATATTATTGCTTGACAAGTACCACTATTTTCAGAATTAAATCTTTCCATATTATAAAAAACTGAATCCAGAAATCTATTACCAGATGTTTTCCTTAAGTTTTTGGATCCTATTTGATGTACTATACGAGGAAATCCCTTTTCATATCTTTCATATACTACTTCATATGTAGCTGAACTTCCAGATGATTTACCTGTAGCTTCATTAACTTTCCTATCTAGGAAAGTTTTTATATTCGAATTTGAACTTGCTAATCTCGACATATTTATTAAATTTTATTATATTCGTATTTTTTTTTCAATTTTTTCTATTTAATATAAATGTATAAAAAAACTAGACGTTTATCTATAGAACATGCCCGTATTGCAAGAAAAGCATCTTATTGGCAACCAAAATACGATGAATGGAAAAAATATGGTGTAGAATGCCCTAATTTTACATTATCTGAAATTATGTCAGATGATCTATTACAAGGATATATGGATAAAGGTTGGAATAAAATAATTGAAATATACAAAAAAAAATTATCTTATAAATCTAATAATAGATCACCAAAATCTAAAATATTACATGACTTCGAAACTAAACCAGTTGAAGAAGAAGAGTTAATAATAAGTATATTAGGATCAATTAGAAAATTTATAATAAAAACTACATTTAAATCAATAACAAAATCAATAAATGATCTTAATGAAATTTTAACTGTTGGAAGTAATAATATTACATCTGATTTTGATGTTACTATATTAGGTCCAAATGCTAATACAATTATGTGGAAAATGTTTATTAGTTTTCTTGCTAAATTTGAAGATTCATTACCTGAAGCATTTGATTCTAATTTATATTGCAGTCCACTTTACATTTACGAAAATATAAATCATGATAATATAATTTGTAAAAGTCAGAATATATTACCACAAAGAATTGATTATAAGTATAGAAACTTTACTTTAGTTCCTTTTACTAAAGAAGATTTAATAACAGAATTAAATTGGGCATGTGTTAAATTATTAGATTTAAATTTACAATTTCCTCACTTTTTAAACAAATATATAAATGAAGCTAAAAAATATAAAATTATACTTGATAAAATTATAAATGATACTGATTATGATGAAAAATATAGAGAAATTTCTTTACAAAATAATTTACACCCATCTAATAAATTTAATAGAGATACTATTAATACAATTAAAAATTATTATTTACAATGGAAATATCAAAAACCAATTCAAAAATTTATTTATTCTAATGATAATGAAAATTTAAAATATTATGAAGAATTAATAACTTTACCTGGAAATAATAAACCTGAAACTAATTTATTCTTTTATTCAAATATACCTAATTATTTTTCTTCAGATGCATATTATACATCATCTAGTGTTAATTCGGTAGTTATAAATACCCAAATGAATATACAATTTAATATGATTAATAGATCAGAAAAAATTAAAAATGGAGTTTATATAGTTTCTGCTATTGAAAATTTTGGTGATATGGTAAGAAAACTTAAAAAAGCTTCTGAAGAATTGGAAATAAATAATAAAGAAATAAATGAAAAAATAAATACAATCAAAACAATAATAATAAAAAATTCTAAATATTTATTTAGAATATTTAATGATTTAATTAAAGCCGGTAATGTTGATTTAATACAAATAAATAATGAAATAAAAAATAAAGTAATTCCTTTTAGAGAAACATATAATATAAAAAAAGCAAATGAATTAAATATTTTTAAATTTGTTTATTATAATAATCAAGACCATATAATTGATTATATAGATATTTTACAAAAAATTATTATTACTGAAATTTCATTATTAATAAATAAAAATAATTTGTAAATTAAAAATCAACTTTAACTCCTACGTTAATTTGATTTTTATCACCTTGAATATGATATGTAGTCGTACTATTTGAATTATTTTTTTCATAAGATATTCCTCCTGACAAACCTGAATAATTATTATGATTTCCATGTAAATTTACAGTTCCTTTAGAAGTGTGAATATCAACACTACCTCCTACATTTGTACCACCAAAAGTATTTTTATTTACATAAAATTTAGTAGTATCATTTTTAATACCAAGAGTTCCCGAACCTCCTATTATTTTATTAGATTCACCAACAATCGGTGTACCACTTATTACTATTTTAGAATTACCAGTATCTATTTCTTTAGAACACATGAATTATAATAAATTTATATAACATAAATATTTTCAATTTTTTTTAAATAACTTAGCAAATTTAATTAAATCGTCTTTTTTAACTCCTTTTGCTTGTCCTTTTTTTGTTTTCCTTATTTTCCATTTCTTAAATGCTTTTGAAAATATTTTTTTTGATGTAAATACTCTACGAACATCACCTTTAACATTATTCCATAATTTTAATACCCTTTTAGATTTATAAAATTGTTGTACAGTTCTTATTAATCCAATTGCTTCATCTAATGTTTCATCTTTGTCATTTAAATATACAGCCTCATAAAATTCATTTATTTCTTCTTTCATCCATTCTAATTGATATTTTTTTACACCTTCAATTGCTTTCTTTTTTTTTAAAGGTGTCATTGTCCTATAATTTTTAATATTAACCCATTTAGGTATATTTATCATATATAAATATTTATATATTTTTTAAATTATAATTTAATTTTTTTTAACCTCAACACAATAATGTACACGACCATCCCTAAGATACGACCAATCATTATATTTTTTGTGAATTTCTTCACGACTTTTATTTGAAATCAATAGTAAAATCATATTGTAATAAAGTCCTATATCAATCTGATCTAGGAAACTATTAAATGATTGTTTGTCCATAACAGAAGTTGGAATATCTTTATGTAATACTACATTTTTATTATGAATATTATCAATAAGTGTATCACATTCATCCATTACAACTATTAATGGAGATTCATTTGTTTTTTCAGATTCACTATAAAGAGTATCTAGAGTAGTTCCTGCTTCTGTTGGATTAAAAGTATTACATAAAACACTATTTAATTTCTTTGCTAATAATTAACTAATACATGATTTTCCTACTCCTGGTTCCCCATGAAAAAAACATGTCAAAAATCCTTTACTATTATATTTTTTTACAATATCATCTATTATTTTTTCTTGATATTTGTAACTACTAATTTGCAAAGATAAATGTTTTAACTTATATTTACGATCCCAATAACTATTATATGCAAATAACATTCTTAATATGACTTCTTTTTTCTTATCTGATTTTTGGATGTCATTTGTTCTAAATAACGTATCTCTTATTTGATCCATGCTAAAAAACCAAATTATTTTCTTATCATTACCCCTAAAATTTTTAAAAAGCTGTACATATCCAACATATAATTTACTGAATGATATGAACCAGCCTATTGGCTTTTGATTTTCATCACAATATGAATAATAAGAATATTTTTTTAAATCTATTAATAACTTATTTATTTTTTCTGTATCAGTTATATAATTCAAACTATAACCAAAAATACTTGATAATATAAAAGGCAGTGTCCATAAAATATTCACTACACCACTTAAAGATAAAATTAACATTTGAATGAAATTCATAATATTAGTAAACAAGTATTTATAATTTTTTTTTCAATTTTTACTTAATTAATTCTATAATACCTGGTAAATCATCAATAGAATCAATTATTTCATCTGCATCAGTTAAATCTACATTATCATATGACCCTGATAAAACTCCTACTACTTTACCACATTTAGCATTTATTCCACCATGGATATCTGAAATAGTATCACCGATCATTAATGTATTTTCTATATTAATATCTAAATTACTACATATTTTCCATATTGGTTCAGGAGACGGCTTTGATGAAATAGGATCATCTCCACACATTACATCATCTATATAATCATTTAAATTTAATAATTTTAATGTTTTTTCTGTAGTTTCACGATCATCAGAAGTACATACTGCTATTTTTATATTATTTGATTTTAAATATTTGAATACTTTTAAAATATTACCACATTGTATTATATCTTCTTTTTTAAAATCTAAAGGTAACCAATATTTTTGTATTTCTTCTTTCAGATTATTACTATTTATATTATTATCTAAAATAAATTCAAATATACTATTTCTTATATCATCATTTGTTCCTTTTGCAACTACACTATCAAATTCAAATTTATCTTTATTTGGATCGTAACCTAAATGATTAAATAATTTATCAGAATCATTAATAATATGTGTTAAACTTCTTACCATTTTTATTAACCATTTTCCAAAAATTTTTTCATGATTTATTAATGTACCATCTTTATCAAAAATAACTAACTTTATATTATTACATTTTCTTGGTATACTTAAATAATATCTATAAAATGTTGAATTACTTATATTTTTAAAAAATTCTATTTTAGTATTTTTTGATAATTTTTTATCATGTTTTTTTTATTGATTTAAATAATGCCATATAATTTAATACTAAAAAGTTAGAAACTTTTTTTAAATCTACATTTTCGTAATATTTTATTAATTTTATAAAATCATTTAATTTTAAAAGTTCTAAATTTATTAAATTATAAAAAACTACAGAATTAGATTCATTTAATGTTTTTTTTAATTTTTTATAATCGATATAAAAATATTTCCATTCTTCTAATAAATTTTTTTTAAAATACTTACCAAATTTCATATATATCTAATTAAAAAAATTTTTACATAATTAAACTAATATGATTATAAAAATATCTAAATATTATTTTCTATATATTTGTAATGAGTTATTTTAGAAGAGTTGAATTAAATAATAGACCAAAAAAATTCTTCGATAATGCTAATATGACAAAACAATATTTATTTACACAAACTTCTACAGGAACAGGAACTGGTGGTGGTGGTGGTTCAACATCAACTGCAGTTGGTGAAGAATTTATATACTATTTGGAATTTGATTTTGAAACTAATATTAATGTTTCGTTTGATTTTGTTGCAAGTCAAAGAGATGCAATAACTGCATTAGGTTTTAATACAGATTTATTGAAAATATCAACATCGTTTGCATATGAAATTATTGATGGTGAAATTACTGGTTTAAAAATTTTTGATGCAACAGCTGTTTCAGTATCTAATAATTTATCAGGAGATGATGATAGATTTCAAACAGTAAATAACAGCATTCTTGAATTTAAAGAAAGAGTAAATAATAATGAACTATCTATATCTTTCACTGATAGATATGGAAATTCAAATATTGCACAAGCTAGACTATCTTTAAATACTGACAAATATCACTTAAATGTTTATCGATTTAATACTCTATATAGATTTGCAAATGATACTCAAAATGTATTTGCATTAATTAGTGCTAATTCTGCTACAGCAAGAGATACTAGTTCTAGTACAATAAATAATGGTGCAAAAGTATACGTGCAAAATAGACATGGAGAATTTTTAATATGTGATATGACCAGAGGTGAATTAGTTATAGATACAGATGTATTACTATCATCAACAACAGGATTAACTGGTACAATATCTGCAGGAACACAAACTAATTTAGCATTAGAAACTGTAACTGGTAAAGGTATAAATGGTATAATAAGTATAACAGCTGCAGATACAACAGCTATAACAAGTATAACTGTAACTTCATCTGGAAGTGATTATGCTGTAGGAGATCAAGTAAAAATTCCAGCAAGTGCTATTTCTGGAAGAACAACTGATTTAGAATTTACATTACGTTCTGAAAATATAGCTAGAGCTAGTACTGGAAAATTAACTGGATTTAGAGATGGAATTATAAAATGGTCAACAGAAACTCAATATAAATTATTATTCGAGGTTCATGCTTATAATAATGAAGATATGTCAGATACTGACATAATTGAATCAACCAAACCAATACCTAATGATTATGGATTTAAATTAGAAATATTACCTCCTACAATTAGTAATGTTTTTAACGGTTTATCAAGTTTTGTAGATGATTACACATTTGAGGATGATGGTGATTATACACTTGTAGACAATGATATACAAGGCTTTAATATTTCTATGTTTTATGAAGAAGATTTAGGAATTTCTGCTCCAACAAATGATCCTGCTATAGATGATATTCAATATGATATTGATGAATGTTTTTTAACCTTTGATAGAACTAAACCTCATTTATATGGTTTTACTTATGGAAATGATGAAATTTTGTCAAAAAAATTTTGGGATGGCACAGAAACAACCTAATTTTAATAATTTAACTATAAATAATTTAAAAAATATTTATTATAAAGATAAAATCTACTTTATAATATAATATGGAAACACAAATATATAATATAGATTCCAGATATAGAGATACTACTTTATATACTAAAAATTCAGAATTTCAATATGATTTTTCTAATAGTCAAAGCGGTGAAATAAAAAATGTTGTAGAAATAAATATATCAAGTATTGAATTACCAAATGTATCCCATTTTTTTACTGCAGCTCGTGGTAATACATCCTTTAGTATAGATGGTACTACTTATACAATTGCAGATGGTAATTATAATAGTTCTGATATTTTATCTGCTATTAATGCTTTAGTTCCTCCTAGTGTTGAATTTACTGTTGATGTAAATACAGGAAAAGTTAAAATTACAACTACAAGTACACATGTTTTTCTTTTCAGTAATGATTCTGAATATGATTCATTAGGTCAATCTTTAGGATTTACAGATTTATTTTTTGAATTAGCATCCACAAGTAAAAAATCTACTAATATTCCTAATGTTATTGGCGAACATTATTATTTCTTGCAAGTAAATGATTATGGCAATATAATAAACAAAGATAAAAAATACATGTCAAAAATTATTTTATTAAATCCTAAATATGAAATGACATTTGATAGTAGGAGTAGATTTGTAACAAAATCTTATAAATTTAAACAACCAACTGATATTAATAAAATAGATATTAAAATAGTAGATTACCTTAACAACTCCATAGATTTAAAAGGAGTACAATTTTCTTTTACTATTGAATTTACAATTGTTAATAATAAAGTATTAAAAAAATATCATGAATTAAGTTTTCATTCTGGAGAATTATTAGAATTAATGTTAAATGATCATATGTTAGAATATTATAATAGAGAGAACAATAACAATAATTTTAAAACTGGAAAAACATTAATGAATAAAATGCATCAATTAAATGTAAATGAACAGAATAAATTTAACAAAATGTAATAAAATCTATTTTTTTATAATTTCTCTACAATTTGGACATGAATTATTATGTTTTGTCCATTCTTTTATACATTTATAATGAAAAACATGATTACATTCTAATCTCTTTCTTCTATATACTTCAACTTCTTCTAAACAAATAGAACATTCTATTGGTTTTGTTTTTTTCTTTTTTAAAAACTTTGGTGTTGATAACTTTATAGGAGTAGGATAATTTGGCATATTAACGTTATTTATTTTTGCCCTGCGTGCGAGATAGCTTTGACCTTTAGCTACCATTGTTATTAAACTAAAATATTTAAATTCATAATCATAATTTTTATTATCATCAGATATTAAATTACCTAATACTGTATTATGATCTGAAAAATTTTTTATATTATAATAATATTTACCAGCTGGCAAATATTTTTCATTATAATCTAATAAATGCTTATCTGTACATAAAAATAGCTTCATATTTAAAGGCATTTATAAATTACATTTATAAATAAAAAAATTTATAAATATAAACAAATTTTATAAATTATCTAAACCTTTTTTTAAATATATGGATTTTTTTTTATTTTATTTATATAATAAATCTTACTTATAACATATTTAGTTGATATCATGTTAATCGGCTCACCTAAAATATAACAAACTCTTTTTAAAGTGTCTAAATCGTTCTTCAACATTGAATCATTATCTATGATCAATATTTTATTACCATTATTATCTATAAATGGACTCATTAATATTCTATCTATAAAATTCATACTAATAAAGTTTAGATTATTTATTTAAATTATTTAACTCATTTCTTAACTTTTCTATTTTTTTTTCTAAGTTAAGAATTTTTCTTTCTTTTTTTCTAACTAAATCTGATTTTACATATAATAAACTTTGTTTAAAATTAATAATATCTTTACCTTCAAATTTATTTTTTTTATTATTTATACCAAATTTACTATTAGGTACATTTTCTACAAAATTACATTTACGATCTTCAGCACACATTGTTATTCCCATTAATAATATTATTAATTTTAAAAGAATATTTATTCAATATTTTAATTTTTATATAATTATATTTCAATTCTTCTTCTTCTTCTCGGAGTTCCTGATGGTGTTACTGTTTGTATAGGTATATCAGTCATTTCTAGAATAGTGTGTTTTTTTGTAGTGTAATTTTCAATATGTTCATCCATATGTTTTGGTCTGATCGCATTTTTTGTAATTTCTTCCCATTTTATCTTAACAGCTTCTTCTAACATAATTTTATTCCTTTTAATAACATCTTTTAATATACCTTGTTGTTGTGGTGTTAATCCTATTAGATATTCTTCTATTTTTCTTGATTCTTCTCTTTCTTTCCAATTTTCAAAAAAACCAAATAATTCCATAAAATTCATGAATTGTTCTCCGTATCCACAACATAACCACTCTAATATTATTTCTTCAATATGATCTTTTAACCAACATTTCCATGCAATATAAAAACTAATACTAATAGTGAAAAGACCTGTTATGGTAAATCCACTTAATACATATATATTATTAAAATTTATACCGGTATTGTTTTCCTTTTTTTCATTAGGTATTTTTTCCATAATTTTTTGTTCATTTTTTTTATTTACCCAATTTATTATTGTTTTATTAATCCATTTTGTTCTATTTATAAAATACGTGATATTAATGAATCTAGTAGTATTAACCCAATTAATTATTTTTTTGTTAATCTGATTAATTTTATTAATAAAATTTGTTTTATTAATCCACCTTGTTTTATTTGTCCAAATAATTCTTTCAATATCTTTCCATCTTGTTATATTTATCCATCTAGTTTTATTTATCAAATTAATTACTTCTATATTAATCCACCTTGTTTTATTTTTCCAAATAATTCTTTCTATATCTTTACATCTTGATTTATTTGTCCATCCTGTTTTATTAATCAAATTAATTATTTCTTTATCCGTCCATCTAGTTTTATTTATAAAATATATTTTTGTTTTATTAATCCATCTTGTTTTATTAATCCAATTAATTCTATCTTTATCAATCCATCTAGTAGTATTGATCCATCTAGTAGCATTTATCCATCTTGTAGTATTGATCCATCTAGTAGCATTTATCCATCTTGTATTATTTATCCATCTTGTAGTATTGATCCATCTAGTAGCATTTATCCATCTTGTATTATTTATCCATCTTGTAGTATTTATCCATCTTGTTTCATTAATATAATTTATTTTAAAACTTTCTGGATTAAATATAAATTTACATGCTTCTTTACATATATTTTTACTAGCAGTACAGCACCCACCACCACTACACGAATTACCTGCACATGTTATACCACAACACCCTCTATTAGGTGAATTACATGATAATTCACATTCTAAAAGTGTTTCTTTTCTTTTTTGACATCCAATATCCCATGATTTTTTTTGAAAATTAGGATTATTGCTTTTTGGTAAATTATAATATATCCTAGAATTAATACATAAATCTTCTAAAGGTTTTACTGCATTTATATTATTAGTAACATTAATAATATTTGTAATATTTTTCTCACAAATTTTTTGTGGTTTAAATGTTGTAGGCGCGCACCAACATAATCTTCTTTTATTTTCATCAGCTGCTCCATTAGTCCAGGGTGGTTCATTACAATACCAATTATTACCTGTTCTTGTAATATTAGATAATACACATTGTCTTGTTAAAGCATTATATAGTGGAGTGCTTTTACCGTGTATCCATCCTGTCGTATAACTATCACAAGTAGCATTAAATCTATGAAGTATTCCTCCAAAATCTGCGCCTTCTAATTCAGGTAAATGATTTAAATGTTGCTGCTTATCACATGTCATATTATAATTTATACAAGCATCGGTGCAACTCTGTGCTGGCTCTCCTAATACCCAAAACCCTTCATAAGGATCTCCATATTTATAATCATGACATTTGCCCTTATAATAATAATAATTCGTAACATCTGGCATCATTCGTCTTCTACAAACTCTACCCAGAATACCATAAACATGGCTATAGTTTATCAGTTTATATGTATAAGATGGAGTTTGACCCGGTAATGATTGATATTGCCATGATTTAAACCATTCTCCAATTATCATTGAAAAATCAATATTATTACCGTATTTATCTTTATATAAATTATAATTATATGTATTTGTTAGAGACGGATATCCTTTATACAAATAAAGATAACTAGCAGTCGTACTATAATCCAAAGTCTTTGTTATTTCATCTTGTTCACACTCTAACTTTCCATCACAAACAACTGGTTCATCCCAATATCTTTTTGTCCCCGCCCCACCACTGGAAATATATGTTCCATATTTATAATACATAATAGTAGAAGAATCGCAATTTTTACATACACATTCTGTTCCAATTTCCCTAGGACAATAAATAATATTGTTTTTACATTTTCGCTGTCCTGATGCTTTACAATTTAATATAAATCCACTTCCCTTCTTTATATTTTGTGCATAAACAATACTATTTTGATATGCATCATGACCAGAACCTTTTACTATAATTTTACAATTATCTCTACCACATTTTAATACTGTATTATGACATATTCTTTCACCTCCATTACAAGTAATTTCATATGAACCTACCCATTCATCTCCTTTACAACCATCATGACCTGAGCATGTTTTCGTTAATGAAATTACATTTATTAGTAATAAAAAAAATGATAAAAAATTTAAAATTATTTTTAATAATTTCATTAATAAAAATAATAGAATAATTTTTATAAACTAACAAATTAATTTTAAATAAAATAAAGAATCAGAATAAAAATAATTTAATTAATTTTAAAAAAAAGTTATAAAATTATTAATTATAATTACTATTGTTGTGAAAATTTAAAAAATCCAAAACATAATATTATATGTATTTCTATTTTATTTTATAAAAAATTTTAATTAATATAATTAGAATCTTAAATGTTTAACAAATTAGATAATTGTTTAGTTAGATATATTTTCTCTTATGCCTGATCACCTAAGTCCTTTCAGCCAATCTACAGCGTCACTAACCCCTGATTCTATTGCTTCTCCTACATCTTCTACAAGTGTCTTTGGATCTGCAGGACAATATCCTTCTGTTTTTGAATCACTTTGTCTAACCCACCTTCCTTTATTACTATCAAATGCACATACTTCACATTTATACCATTCATCATTATGTTTACAATACTTATTTTTTCTAGTAGAAACATCTTTACATTCCCAGTCACCATCGCATCCATCTGTTGTATCAATATCTACAGGACACCAATATACAAGACCTATTTTTTCTTGTCTATCACATTTACCATAACAACAATGATCATAATGACCTGTACATTGTGAATTAGCGCTACAACCTGCACCTTTTCCTGGAGGTTTTTTTCTACATATACTATCAAAACCACCATCTATACCACAGGACCAATCACTCTTACATCTCTTAGCAAATGCACCATTATTTCCACAACCTACTTGTGCAACTCCTGTTTTTACATGATCATTATTTAACTTACCTTTACATTCCCAATTAGCTCTATCAATCAAACCTCCTTTTTCATCACAATATTGAGTATTTCTTTGTTTTCCTGGATTATTTGGATCATTTTCATGTGCACATCCCCATGCAAAATAATCTGGATATGCATCTCCTCTATTTTCTTTATTTTCATTACAGCAAGCTACACATGTTCCATCATATTTATATCCAGATTTACATTCTCTAGCAGTTCTACATCCAAGAGTGCCATCTACTGCTTCACCATTTTCTGCAGGTTTTGCACATCTTTTTAATCTCCATTCTTCAACAGGTTTTTCTGGAACTGCTCCACTACTTCTTCTTCTATTTGGTTGAGGATGCTGCTTACACCACAAATGATCTTGACATTGAGAAGAATCTGTACATATATTCGGATAATTTTCTGAATATTTTGCTCCACCCGCATTAGGAAATGGATTAGGATAACATCTTCCACCACAAGAGTATGCACTTTTACATTTATAACCACCACCAGATTTATTTTTAACAAGATAGTCACTTACTGCTTGAACAGTTGAACCTGCTCTACAATTTACTTCTCTTAATGTAGGTAAGATATTATCTTTCCATTCAGTTACGGCTTTTACTGCAGTTTCAGGCGTACATCCAGTTTGCGCAGTATTATTTACTTCATAATCTCCTATTTTGTCATCTGTACATTTTCCATCAACACATATCATGGTTTCTTTACATTGATGATCATAACAACATGGACCATCTTTATCTTTTCTATTTTCACTAGTTGGACATAAATCACAAGTTCCTTTTGGACCACCAACACATCCAACACAATCAGCTGGACAAACATTAGATGATGTTCGAAGATATAATTGTGTTACTGGATCTAACCAATCTTTAGCTGGTTTTGTACATATACCTTTTCCCATTTTTTTATCAGCTTCAGTTCCACAACAATGTAAAGGTTCTAAATCCGCAGCTTCACCTATTTCAGTAATTGCACCACCATAACCCTCGCATTCTTCATGTACACCACAAAAATCTCCTTCTTTTTGTCTTTTTCTAAATCTTCTATCTGATGTAAATGGAGCTGCAGGATATCTACAAACATTCATTTGATCAAAATTAAATTGCAATCGACACATTAATTGATCACCATTAGAATCCTTTCCACAATCTGACGTTACTCTATCTCTAATTACATTCTTAGCTATACTACAGAATTCACCATATGTTCTGCCTACTACACAATGTTTTTCTTCAGGACCAAAAACTTCACATATAGCTCCTTCACCATATGTAGCAACACAATCATCATCATTAACACAACTTTTTCTAATACCATTGTAGTCAAGAGCCTTTTCTCTTTGTTTTTTATCAATTACTTCTTTTACTGATTTATCAATTAAACCTTTTAAACCACCATTAGATAAATCAACTATTGTCCATGAATTTTCAAAACTACCAAACTGTTCATTAATTATACCTGCATTCGTAGACAATGAGCTAAAAAATGGATTAATAAATTCTTTATTAAATGGAAATTCCATAGATTCTCTAATTGATTTATAAATAGGACTGATAAAATCTCCAGTGAAAACATCAAGTAATGTCTCACCTAAATCATCTTGTTTATTAGTATATTGAGACATTGAAAATAATGTGTATTGATTATCATGACCTTCAATTCTTTGTATCATCCAACCACATGTTTTTGGAATAAATGTATCACTGAAATTCAAATTAGATTTACCATTTGCTCCTTCAAAACTTTTAAAATTATTCATTAAATATTTACCACGTGATTTATTTTTAATACAATATACCATATTATCCATAGATTTTTTATTTATAATATCTCTATCTAAATCTCTCAAATAATCTAAATCAAATGTTGTCATATTAATTACCCTTTTAATTTCCCAAACACAAGTATCTTTTACAATTGAGTCAAAATTTTTCTCGCTATTACTAGTTAAAAAAACATCTGGCTCATCTTCTAATTTAGAATCAATTTCAAAATCATCATTATCACCATTATCTAATATATTGTCAACATCATCTTCATTAACATTTATAGTGTTAAATATAGACATAATTACTACATCAATACCTACAGGATATTCATTAAATCCTGAATCAACTTGTTTACCGAATGTATGCAATCCATATATATGACCTGTTCTATCTTCTTTATTTTCACTTAAAGTTCCAAGTCTCATAGATTGACTTTTTAATATAACTTTATTTGATACTTCAGTCGAACTTTCAACGCTCATTTTTTCAATATTTTGAATATCTTCATAATATGCTGCAATCCTTTCTAGAAAATCTTTTTCTACAGCTTCTTTTTGTTTTTTTTCATTTAGCGCTGTTTGTAAATTTCTATCTACATAACCTGCTGCATTAACTAAAGAATTATCACTTTGTTCGTTCAATTTAAGTGCTGTTCTGATACCTTCTGCAACTGTATTTCTAACTAATCTATTTCTATTCATAAAAAGTTGTCCCCTAATACTTCCAAGTCTACCATAATGAACATTTTTGTTAAATTTAATATTATCTACCTTTAAAAATATTCCACCTTGAGTTAAATTAGACATAGAATAAATTATATTTTGTTTTTTTATTCT